CTGAGATTCAATCTCGTGGATCAGGTTATACCTATGCCAACGTTCTTCTAACTAACGGCAACCTATTCTCCAACTCTGGTCTATCCAGTGCAGTTGCAACACCTGGTGCTGCTGTTGGTGCTCTAGAAGTTATCCTTCCTCCTGAAGGTGGCCACGGTTCTGATCACGAAACAGAATTGAATGGTAAGCGTGTAATGACAAACATTCGCTTAACTTATTCTGAAGGTGGCGGTGACTTCCCTGTTGATAACGACTTCCGTCGTATTGGTATCATTGCTGATCCATATGAGTGGGGAACTACAACATTTGAAACTAGAGATACTGTTTCTGGTTTGAAAGCTATTAAAATTACAGGTGCTACTGCTGATTACTCTGTTGATGAGAAAATTCAACAGACTGTTGCTGGTGGTACTGCATATGGTACAGTTGTATCATGGACACTTGATAGTGGTTCTACAACTGCTGGTGTTCTTAAGTATATCCAAACTGTAGATGCACATACAGACTCTGGAGTTGTGAGACCTTTCGCATCCAATGGTTCTAATGCTATTACTGGTGAAACATCTACTGCCTCTGGTACTGTAGACACAAGTTATGGTTCCGCACTATTAGGTGTCACTTTCGCAAGTGGTCTAGCAGCACCTGAAATTGAAAATAATTCTGGTGATGTCATCTATGTTGAGAACAGAAGACTAATCACTCGTGCTCCTGACCAGATTGAAGATATCAAGTTAGTTATTGAATTCTAGAAACTGCGCTAAATACTAGGGACTAGATACTTAGTATTTTGGCGGAGTACGATGCCTCAGAAGACAAACCTAAATGTAAATCCTTATTATGAGGACTTTGACGCGAGTAAGAATTTCTATAAGATTCTTTTCCGTCCTGGCTACTCTATTCAAAGTAGGGAATTAACGCAAGTACAATCTCTCCTTCAGAACCAGATTGAGAGTTTTGGAAAATACGCATTCAAGCAGGGAGAGCTTGTAATTCCTGGTGAGGTAGGTCTCAATACAAAATTAGATTACGTTAAATTATCGTCTGTCTCTGAGGTTGCTATTTCAGAGGGAGACGATATTGTTTATAAGAAATATGATATTAGTCAATTAGTAGGACAACAACTACAAGGTCTTACATCTGGTGTTGTTGGAACTATTCAAGCAACGAAGTTAGCAACTGAGTCTTCTGCTGATACTTTGTTTGTTAGTTACATCAATAGTGGTAATTCTAATACTGAGTCTACTTTTAGACAAGGTGAGACTCTAGAAGTAGTTAATGGTGTCAATACTCCTTTATTAGTTGTAGGTACAGACGGTAGTGTTCTTCCTACTAGTATTGAAATTACTAATCCTGATACAGGTGATGTAACTTCATTAGAAAGTCCTGCAATGGGATTTGGTTCTGCTGTTAAAGTAGAAGAAGGTATTTACTTTGTCAATGGTTACTTCGTTCGTTGTGATGAATCATTGCTTGTTATTGATGAATACTATGACAAACCATCTGCAAAGGTAGGTTTTACAATTAAAGAAGAAATTGTAACACCAGAGTCAGACGCATCATTATACGACAACTCTATTGGTTCTGCAAACTATACTGCGCCAGGCGCACATAGATTGAAGATTAGTTTAGAACTGAAAGAGTTTGCTCTAAATGCAATCACCGATAAGAATTTTATTCAACTCCTAACAGTTTCTAGAGGAGTTATTCAAAGAAAAATTGAATCTACAGATTTTAGTGTTCTAGAACAAACTTTAGCTCGTAGAACATTTGATGAAAGTGGAGATTATGTTGTAGATAATTTTGCTGTTGATATCAGAGAGTATGCTCAGAAAGATGGCAATAAAGGAATCTATGCTGTAGACGAGTTTGGTTTATATAACGGTAAGAATGCCAGTGAAGCTTCCAGAAAAATGGTTGCTAGTATCGGACCTGGCAAGGCATATATTAAAGGTTATGAGATTGTCAATAAAGAAACTAAGTATCTTGATATTAATAAAGCAAGAGAAAGTCTCTCTACTGACAATGTAAATCTTAAGAGTAAAGGTTTACCAACATACAATATCACTAATGTGTATGGTAGTGTTCCTTTGAACAAGGAAGGATCTGAGCTAACTGCATATCCTGATGTATTTTTATATTCTACATTTAATGATGGATCTGTTGGTCTAAACAATACAGAATTGCCAACTGATCATAGACAAACTATTGATAGAAGAGGTCTAAGTTTTGGAGTTGATGATGGTATTAAGACTATAACACTTCAAATTTCAAGTGTTGCTAAACCAATTGGTTCTGTTACAGACTCTACATTCCAAAGTGAGTTTGGAACTTTGTATTTTATTAAGACTAGATCTGAGAGTGGAGGAACAACTTCTGTCGGATCATTCAAGACTTTATCTTTTGCTAAAACAAATAAACCACTTGTTAATTCTTCTGAGTCAGTGCAGTATTTGGAATTGACAATTCTTGGTAATAAAGCTGAATTAGAATTGTTCTTGCTTGAGTATGATCTTGCTGATGCAGGCTACCAAAGAAAAATCTTCCTGTCTTCTGATAATGCTACTACTAATTCAGATGAATTTGGATTTATTGTAGATTACTCTCCTACAGTTACTCCTGTTATTGGTAAAACTAAACCAAGTAATTTCTTCTTAAAGAGTAGAGGTTCTGGTTTTAATTCTGATTCTGACGTTGTTCTATCTCAAGGAAGACTATCTGATGGAACAGCAGCATACAATGCTACATTTGGATATTCTTATTTTGATCCACAATTCTTTACTAAGATTACTTTAGAGAATACTCCTGCAGGTGTTAACTCATTTGATGATGGTAAATATGTATTTGGTTCTACAAGTGGTGCATATGGAGTTGTAGAAGGTACTGGAACAGGTGTTTATAGTACAGGAAATCTTTTATTTGTTAAGACATTATCTGGTAGATTCTTATCTGGTGAGACAATTAGAGATGAAGCAGGAAACACTGTAAGAATTGCTAAAGAAAATACTATTTCTCACTTTGTTACTAATGCAAGAGGACTTGGTTATGCAGATGGTGCTACGTTATTAATTAATGGATTGGAGTTTGATGCATCAAAGATTGATGTTAAGAGAACTAATGGTGGTTCTATCTATGGTGCGGTTGTTGTAAACAGACGTGCTGTAGAAGTTGAATACGCTCAACCACCAGCTGTAACTGTTAAAAATCCTGATGGTGCTGCCACACCAACCGCAGCTGCTACTGTTGTTCCTGTATTGTTCAGAAATACTGTAACTACATATACACCACAAAATGTTAAGTCTATTGGTTGTGCTTATGGTTCTGGAAACTCTAATACTTTCTCCGCTGATGTTGTAGTAAACAGTCAAACAGATGCAGAAATTAAATCTGTAACAAGTTTCACCTTCTTTGGTTCTAAAGGAAATAATTTTGTAGAGTCCACAAGTTTCAGTGCTGATGCATCTATTTTATTGCAGCAAGGTGATCTTGTACAATTCTCTGATGATAGTAATAATCTAGTTCGTGCTATTGTACAATATGCAACAAAACAAGAAGGTTCATCTAAATCTAGAATTTATCTAGACACTGCTCTTCCTGGCGATGCAACTAATACTAGTATTGTGCGTCTACGTGCTAAGGTAGATAATACTAATTCTGGTACTCTATTATATTCAACTGGTAGCAAACAGGTATCTCAAATTTCTGCTGGTGGTGAAGATACTAAGATCAAATATTATTTCCGTAGAGATTTTGTAACTACTGCATCTTCTGGTGGTGGTACAATTACATTTGCTGCACAGTTGCCATTCGGCACACAAAGATTTGCTGCATTCAGTGAAAGTAATTTTGTTATCACTGTTCTTGATAAAGGTGATGCTACTAACATTGTTAAAGGTGACATCATTTTTGTTGAGAATGATGCTGTTGAAATTTCCTCATCTACAGATACTGGCAGTGGTTTGACTTCTGGTAGTATTAGTCTTAACTTACCAAGTAATTACTTTGGTACTATTCCATCTAATGGAACATTCCCTAAGTTAAAATTAACCGCAACACTAGAAGTATCTAACGCAAAGCCAAGACTTAAGACCGTTGTAAGAAATAAGAGAATTGTTGTTGCATCTGCTGGTGATCGTAACGTTCCATTTAGAGGACAAGATTATGATACAGATGTTGTAGAGACTCTATCATATTCTGATGCGTTTAAATTGAGATATGTCTATGAAGGAACTTCTTCTCAACCACCTTCTGCAGACACTTCTGGTAATCTAATTTCTGGTACTGATGTAACTAATAGATATACATTTGATAGTGGACAGAGAGATACTTTATATGATGTTTCTCGTATTGTTCTAAAACCTGGTTTTGAAGCAGCAGAAGGTCAATTGCTAATTGCCTTTGATTACTTTGAGCAATCTCAAGGAGATTTCTGTACTATTGACAGTTATATTCATGAAGCAGGTGTTCCTGAAGATGAGATTCCTACTTTCAATTCTTCTGTGCTTGGAAACATTGAACTTAAGAATGTAATTGACTTTAGACCTAAGGTTGATTCTAATGCAATTATTCCTGGCTTCTTAGATAAGTCATCCTTAGAAGTTACAGAGGGATCTTTCTCAGGTGCTGGTGCTGTACTAGCAAGCACTCCTGCTCCAGATCTTGGACTAGAATATACTTTCTCATTCAGTCAGATTCAATACCTAGATCGTATTGATGGTATTTTCTTAGATAAGAAAGGTCAGTTCCTAGTTAAAGAAGGTAATTCATCTCTAAACCCAACAAAACCAGATCCTATTGATGATGCTGTGCCTTTGTTCTATGCATATATTCCTGCATTTACAAAGACCAGTAAAGATGTAAGGATTACTCCTGTTGATAACCGCCGTTACACAATGCGTGATATCGGTAAGTTAGAGAAGCGTATTGAAAGACTTGAGTATTATACTACTCTTAGCATCCTAGAGCAACAAGCTCTCAATATGCAGGTTAAGGATGAGATTGGTCTAGACAGATTTAAGTCTGGTTTCTTTGTTGATAATTTTGAGGCACATAAAGTAGGTAACTTACAATCTCTTGATTATAAGTGTGCAGTGGACAGTCAGCAAAGTGTCCTACGTCCTCAGTCTAAAGAAGATTCTGTAGATCTAACAGAAGTTAATGTTAGAGAAGATCAAAGAGCAGTTTCTGGATATCAAAAATCTGGAGATATGGTGACTCTACCATATTCACCACTCTCATTATTAGGTAATGATTTTGCATCTAAAACACTAAATCCAAATCCATTTGTTGTTCTTCAATATGTTGGTGATAGTGAAGTATCTCCATCTGTTGATCATTGGTATGATCAGAGCGAAGAACCATTAGTTGTAGATACAAATACTGATCTATTCACAATCTTCTTAGCAAAAGATAATGTAAAAGAAAGTTTCTCTAGTCTATTCAATTCATTCGTTGTTAACTGGGTAGGAACATCTACTTCATTTACTGCTATCAATTCATTGGGTGAAGTTAATACACAACAAGCCATTACATCTGTTGCTAGTGCATCCGTAGCAAGTACATCTAATATCAGTCCTCAAAATAACGAGGTAGGAAAAGGAATTCAAACTAAGACAGTTGGTGAAAGTTTAGTTTCTACTTCATTGCAGTTCTTTGCTAGAAGTGTTCCTGTAAAATATATTATTAGAAGGATGAAACCTAATACAAGAATCTATGCATTCTTGGAAGGTAGAAATGTACAACGTTGGGTTAACCCTGATTTAAGATTTACTGGTATTGCTGGTAATTCATTGTCTTCTTTCAATGGAGAAATCACTACAGATGAGTATGGTAATGCTAGTGGTATTATCTTAGTTCCTGCTGGATCTCCTCCACTAGAAAATACTACATGGACTGGTGATATTGATACTGTTTCTTATGATACATCTGCAGAAGAGATTAATATTACGTCTGGTGTTCTGACATTTAGATTTACTTCTAGTTCAACTAATGCAGCAAAAGAAACTGTTGATAGTTATGCAGAAGTTAAGTATTATGCTACTGGTCTTCTTCCAGAAAATCCTGCTAGTATTGTATCCACAAAACCATCTTACTTCAAGTCTAATGAAGGTGTTCAGTTAATTGAAAGCAATACTGATAATCCTATTAGACCTAATCCTCTTGCACAAACTTTCAAGGTTGAAAATCTAGATGGTGGATGTTTTGTAACTGGTACTGATCTTTACTTTAATAAGAAGAGTACAAATATTCCAGTCAAGACTTATATTACAAATGTAGATGCTGAAAAACCAGGTAAAAATATTGTTCCTGGCTCAGAGAAAACTTTATCTCCTAATACATTCCTTAAGTGTGCTGCAAGTGGAAACATGGCAGTATATCAAGGAGAAAGTGTGACTGGTGCGTCATCATCTGCTTCAGGTCCTATCCTTAAAATCTTTGATAAGAACAATGTAGAGTTAGTTGCTACAGCATCTGGTAAGTATAGTCTTACTAATGAGCAATGTTACACTGTTGTTCTCAGTAATCATAATGGTAAATCTTTTGTACAGAATGAAGATCTAATTATTCCATCTGTTACTGAAGCAAATGCAAAAGATGCTACAACTTTTGTATTATCAATTGTAAAAGATAGTGGAAAACTATCTAAGGTTAGAGTTACAAATCCTGGTCAAAATTATGACAGTGCGATTCTTACTATTGAGAGTCCACAATTACCTGGCGGATCTACTGCTACAGCAAGTATTGAAGTTTCTGGTGGTCAAATTTATAATGCAGAAATCTCTTTACCTGGCATTGGATACACAGAAGCACCATCTGTTGTTGTTAAAGGTGTTGGAAGTGGTGCTGGTGGATGTGAAATTCAAACCTTCTTAGACATTGATACACCTGCAGTCAGAATGGGTGTAGCAATTGATGCTGGTGAAGCAACTAATTCAACTACACCTACACACTTTGCATTTGATTATCCTGTATATCTACAAAATGATACTGAATATGCTTTGGTGGTAGAAACTGATTCTACTGACTACGAGCTTTGGGTTTCTAGACTTGGTGAAACTGATATTGCTACAAGTACGGTCATTACCACTCAACCAGGTTTAGGTTCGGTATACCGTTCCCAGAATACCGAAAGTTGGACTGAAGATATTTTTGAAGATCTTAAGTTTACTCTTTACAGAGCAGAATTTGATATTGGTAGACCAGCAAATCTATTACTTAAAAATGATAATCTTGGTTATGAACTACTTGAGTCTAATCCTCTTGAGACCAATGCAAGTTCTGGTTCCAACGCCACATCAAAACTATTTAAAAATAACAACTCTGTTGTTAAAGTTAATCATAGAGACAATGGATTTGAAACTAGTGGCAAGTCTTATGTGTTCTATAGAACTGTACAAGAGACTGGTGGTGTTACAGCTGCTACTATCAACAGCAATCTATTTAAAGTAATGAACTCTGGTATTGACATGTATAATATTGAGAGTCCTACTCAAGCTGCTGCTAACGCTATTGGTGGTGGAGAACTTGCATATGCATCTTTCAACAGAAAATTTGAAACTCTATATCCACAGATTCATTATCTAACATTCACTGGAACTGAGTTAGATGTTAGTGTTAAGACTACAAATATTATTCCTGTAGATTCTACTACTACAAACTACACTTCATATTCACAAACTGAATATGAAAGAACTTTCTTGAATGAACCACATTACTTCACTAACCAGAAAGTTGTGGCTTCTGAAATTAATGAGACACTTAATAATCTAAGTGAGTCTTTAACATATAAGATGTCTCTTTCGTCTACTTCGTCTCATTTGAGTCCCATTATTGATCTTTCAAGTGCCACTGTTAAAACAGTAAGCAACAGAATTGAAAATGCTAAAGGTCCTGAAGATAGATTTGGTAGAAGAGATCAAATCATTAAGTTCTTCCCTGTATATACATTTGATCTAACTGGTTCAGGTGGTGTTGAGATTCAAGAAGATCAAACAATTCAAGGTGCTACATCTAAAACTGTAGGAACCATCGCAAGAGTTGATGGATCTACTGTGTATGTAAGAATTAAGACTTCTCAATTCTTCCAGAAAGGAGAGACAGTTTCTCTATCTAATCAGACTAGTTTGACTTCAGTTGTTATTGGATCTAATCCATCACAAGTTCTCTTCTCTATTGACGAGGCTGCTACTATTGTAGCACGTAATCCTAATGTATTGACTCAAACTTATGACAATAAGATTACAGGTAGAGTAGTGCTTTGGGATAGTCAAAATCAAGAGTTGACTTTGAGAAATGATATTCAACCAATTAATGATAATTTCACAGACAGATTGATTGATAGCACTGTCTATAATAGAAATGCTGATATTAGTTTACAAATTGCTGATATCTTCCGTGTAGGAGACTTTGTTAAATATCCAAATCAACCTGAGACAGAAAATTCATATCTTGAAGTTGGTAAGGTAACTTATGCAGACGGTATTGATTTTGTAGCAGAGAATACTTCTAAGAATAGTTCTTCTGCTGCTAAGTATGTTACTAAAGAAATTGTTATTAACAATCCAGCAACATCTATTGATGTGCATCTAATGGCAAATGTCAAAGAGATTGAAAACGTTGAAGTTCTGTTCAAGTTTAAGAAGGCATCTAGTCAAGAAAACTTTGAGGATATTGATTGGGTATACTTTAATGACAATGGACAACCAGATGTACTTGAAATCGCTACTAGTGAAAACAGTATCTCTAGTGTTGTTGAGAAACAATCTTCCTATCAAGATTTGAAATATAGTGTGTCTAATTTAGAAGAATTCTCTTCTTTTGCAATCAAAGTTGTAATGCTTGGAGTGGATCCCGCGTTCGTTCCTAAGATCCAAGATATCAGAGCTGTAGCATCTTTCTAACTTCCGCGCATGGACTATATCAAAGTAAGTGGACATGATGGTCTTGTAAGAGACCAAAACACTGGTGCCATCATCAATTTGGATGATTCTGCTATTGAAGCAAGACGCAAATCAAAACACCTAGGTTCCGCGTTAGACGACATAAATATGTTGAAGAATGAAATCTCTGAAATTAAATCACTACTTAGAGAGTTAGTAAAAAATGCCAGCAATTAATGTCGCAAAGACCGATACCTTTGAGTCTCAAAGGGTAAAAATTAATCAGATCGCATCAGCGATTTTTAATGTAACAGCAGGTGGTAGTGATCTATCTACTGGTATCTTAAAGTTAGGTGATGGAACTAAACCATTACCATCACTAGCCTTCAATAATGAACCTTCTCTAGGTTTCTATAGACCAGCTTCTAAGACCATTGCATTTGTTTCAGGAAGTAAAAATATTTTAGATGTTGAGGAAACTCAATTAACTTTATACAAAGACGAGATTGTAAGAAAAAGATCTATTCCTCTCAGTGGTGGAATTAATCTTACTCGTGGTTCTGGATACGAATTTGGAACTTATCCTCTTGTTCCTTTGAATGGTGGTTCTGGTTCTAATGGTGTAGGTACATTCTTTGTAGATTATTTTAGAGGTACAGCTGGTAGCGGTGCTGGATATGCTGCAGGAACATTTACTGGTGTTCCTTTACAAGGTGGTAGTGGATCTGATGCAGCAGTAGACTTCAATGTTACTGGATTGGAAGTAGCACTATCTGACGCTGGTTCAGGTTATACTGATGGTTTCTATTCTGGTGTAGCTGCTACTAATGTTAGTGGATCTGGTAATGGATCTGGTGCTCAACTTATCGTTGAGGTTTCTACTGGTGCAGTCACTAACGTTTCTGTTGCAGACAATGGTAACAACCAGTATGAGAATGGAGATGTTATAACAGTTGCTGATGCTCTACTTGGTGGAGGCGGTGGTAGTGGTCTTGAGGTTACTGTCACTGCAGACGCAGGTGTTTTAAGTTTTGATGCCATTACTAAGGCAGCAGGATACACTGCAGGTAATGTTCTGACACTACCAGTAGCAGCGACAGCAAACAATGTTAATATTGGTGGTACACATATTTCTAATGGATGTACTTTAACTTCTGGTAGCACAACAGTTACTCTAGGTGCATCTACTAACGAAGTTATACCTGGCATGGTTCTAGCAGTAGACCAAGGTGGATCTGTAGGAGAATTTCCATCTGGATCTACTGTTACTGTTGTTAGTATTACAAATGGAACTACAGTAGAAGTAGATACAGCAGCTAGTGTTTCTGGAGCAGCTGACATTACATTTGCTAGTACTGCACCAACTATTATTACAATTCCTGGCGGAACAGCAAACTTAGTTGTTGGACAGGTTCTTTCTGGATCAAATACTACTGTTGCAGACGGACTTGAGATTATTAATATTATTGATGCTAACGATGTTGAACTTGATGCTCCTGCAACAGCTCCTTATTATCAAGCAAATCTAACCTTCACACCTAAGTGGGGTATTGGAGGAACAGCATTTACATATACTATTGATGTTGTTGGAGCAGTAGAAACTTTAACAGTTACAGACGGCGGTACAGGATATGTTATTGGAGATCAATTAACCGTTGCATCAACTGATCTTGTCAATCCTATTGAGTATTCAGTTAAGTCTGAGGCTGTACAACATTTAACATTTACAGGAACAGTTGCTTCTTCAGTCTTTACTGTTGGTGATGAATGGGAAATTGACGGTGGTGGAGAAGGTGGTGCAGCATTTGAGGTAGGATTTGTTAAGTCCACTGGTGGTAATGTTGATTATGTTCTATTACTTGGAGCATCTTTCTCTGATGGAGATGCTATTAGAAAAGTTGGAACTACCACAACATACACTATTAATGTTGCTAGAGCACCAGAAGGTAAGTTTTATATATCTCCTGCATTAGGTAGTTATACTTACGCACCAGATCTTACATTCTATGTTGGAGAGAGGTATAGATTTAATCTTGATGCCTCAATGACTAGTCATGAGATTAAGTTTAGTACATTTCCAGATGGAAAATGGGCAGAGGTAGGTCCTGTAGCTACAACAGTTACCGCTGGCAATGATACTATTAATGTAACAAGCACTTCCAATATCTCAGTTGGAATGGCAGTGGAGGAGACAGGAAATGATCCTGGTCAATTGGCAGAAGGAACAGTAGTAACAGAAGTTATAAATGCAACTTCAGTTCGTGTATCACCATCTCCAACCATAACTGGTAATCTTAGTATTAAATTTAACGGAGTAGAATATACAGATGGTATCACTGTAACTGGAACATATGTTGAGGTAAAGGTTACAGATGCTACACCATCAACCCTCTATTATTATTGTGAAAACCACCCTGATATGGGAGGTGAAGATGGTGACGAAGGAGTTATTACAGTTGATCCAACCAACCCACGAGTATTTGGTAGTGGATTTGTAGCAGAACTTGCAGAAGTTACAGTTGCAGACGTAATTAAACTTGATATTGAAACTGGAAAGATTACATGTCTTGATATTCAATCACCAGCTGCACAATTTACCAATGCCACAGTAGCAAGCACATTATCTGCTTCTAACATTTCTGGTAATATAATTTCACTATCTACCATCAATGCATCCGCTGCTTTGGACATCAATGCAGGAACGAGTATTAATTTGGCTGGTGACGTAGCACTTGGAGCATATGCTAGTGTTGCCAATGCTAGTGGTAATATTACAACTACTGGTGAGGTCAAAACAACCACTCTCTTTAATTCAAATGATGCATTGAAGATTGAAGATGCTAATATTGAATCTATCAATAACTATGATTTAGAAATGACACCTTTTGCAGGAAGACTTGCAAAGGTAAACACAAACACTGCATTTGTTCTACCAGTTGGTACTTCCTCTGAAAGACCTACTGGTTTAGCAACAGATGGATCTATTAGATTTAACAGCGAGACAAATCAATATGAAGGTTATAGTTCCAATTCTTCTTCTTGGTCTTCTCTTGGTGGTGTTCGTGACTTAGATGGTAACACTTATATTCTAGCAGAACTAACTGTAGGTGCTAATGACAATACATTACATTTTGTAAATGATAATATTGTTACTCAAAGATTTACTCCTAACTGGCATGAATATGTAAATGTCAAACAGATTAGATCTGTAAATACAACAGCCCCAACATATACAGAATTTGTTGCAAACCAACCTGTAAATGAAGGAGATTACTTAAAGTGGAGAAATAATATTTACGTTGTTCCTAATGGAGGACAAGGAACTACTGCTACTAGTGGTAGTGAACCAACACATACAACAGGAACACAACCAAATGGAACAGCACAACTAGAATGGTTTGCATCTGCAGTTGCTGCACTTACATTTGAAGAAATTGAAGAAGTTAGAATTTCACCTTTAGGATTTACACCTCTTGTTATTAGTGGAGATTTAAGACTTCTTGGTAATAAAGTTACTACAGATATTAGTGATCTTGTTTTACAACCTAATGCTGGTAAGAGAGTAGATATTAATTGCAATACTACACTAACAGTTCCAGTTGGAGCTGACGGAGATAGAGGATCTGCAATTCAAGGTGGTATTAGATTCAGTACAGATGCTGGTCAGTTTGAAGGTTATGATGGAACTAACTGGGGTTCTCTAGGTGGTGTTAAGGACGTTGATCAAAATACTTATATTATTCCTGAGACTTCACCTGGTGCAAATGAAAATATCTTGTATTTCTACAATGATGGTAACAACACTGCTCAACTAACTACCACTGCATTAGATTTCTATGCTGTGGATACAATCAGATCAATGACATCTGATGAATTGGAAGTAACCGCATCATTGATTACTTTTGATAGTGCGGCCACTACATTAGATAATACTTCTGCAACAACTACATTCTTACACTCCGCTAAACAATACTTTGATCTAGGTCTTTCTTCTGGTCTTTATGTTGAACCAGTATTGAGACTTGATAATCAAGGTGATGTTTATTTCAACACTACATTCGGAACTGGAGCATTCAATGGTGTTAAAGTTTTTGATGGAGATCTTACAGAGTTTGAACTTGCAGATACTACAACAAGAACAACTGATCTAACTTTAGTTAAAGGAACAACAAATACTGGTGGTCAGATTATTTACAACCCAGCGGTTGAGGTTGGATCAAAAACAGTAGTCACTGCAGACAATCCAACAACAGGTGAAAAAGAATATATTGAGTTTGGTGTTATAGATAATGGAACAGACATTTTCCATACAGAGTATGGTAATGTCAGAACTGGTCAGCAACTTATTATTCCAACATTTGAAATGACTGGTGATAATAAAGTTAAGATTAACTTTGAACTTGGTGCTGCCATTGGAAGTACACAAGCTGTCAACATCACTCTAACATCTCAAATAACTAAGAAGTAACATGGCAATTCAATTAGAAAAATTTGATTCTACTGGTGGATTTTCTATAGACAAAACCACAGTAGTAGATGAACTTAGAAATGGTAAAGATTTTAATTCGTTAGAGATTAAAAACAGTAATTTTACTGATAGTAGTACAACGAATTACATTTTGAGAGGTCTTAATACTGCTGTACTACAGTTAGATAATGTTGGTACACAAATTCCTATTGCTTCCAACACTCTAAGTTTTATTACTGGCAATATTATTGCTGTCAATCCAACTGGAGTTGTCTACGGAGCTAAGATTGAATCTGTTGCTTACGCAAACTCCGCAGGAGATGTTTCTGTTCTCTCAAGTATGAATACTGTCATTAAAGATGACATTCCTGCAGGACAAACATGGAGTATTGAACCTCTAGGAGCAGCAAATCGTTTTAGTTATTCTACAACAAGAGCTGGTACAACAAATGTAATCAAATGGGTGGTATCTACACAAGTAATAACTATTGAATGGCAATAGGTGCAAAGTTAATGCTAAATATAAAAAGGAATAACTAGGCGTTAGCGCAGCAGGCACCATGAGTTTTAATATCAATTCTGACAAGGAATTTGTAAGAGGTTCTAAACCACGTCTTATTGGCGATGATGAACTTACCATCCGATCTGGCACGGGTTCTGCCGAGAAGGAAATTATCAGAGCACAGTTAGATGCTAACACTGCTCTACCTCGTGTTGGTATTAACAGAACGGGTGAGAGAGTAAACGAAATTACAGTCACTACAGGTGGTTCTGGATATACTACTGAGCCTTCTGTAACAATTGGTGCTCCTAATATTGCTGGTGGTGTTCAAGCACTTGCGTCTGCATTTATTTTTAATGGACAAGTTGTTAATATTGCAATCAATAATCCTGGTTCTGGTTACACATCTGCGCCTACTGTAACTATTACTGGTGGTAATGGTGGTGGTGCTACGGCTACATCTGTACTTGATACTGTTGACTTTGAACTTGATATTAATGGTGCTATTAGAACTTCTACATCTATCATTTCTGATACTGCGAGAATTCTAAACCTTGATATTGATAACTTCATTACGCCTGATACAAACTTCAGAGCTCCTAATCTGAAGACATTTATGAATAACACAGGCACAGCATGGGGTGCTAATGTTATTGTTCAGAAGGACGCATACAGATATTTTGGTGCTAACGTTTATCAGGCTATCAATGCTGGACAAACAGGTTCTGAAGCACCTGTACACCTTGATGGTATTGTACAAAACGGTGAAGTTAACTTCAAGCACATTGGTTTCCGTGCTAATGATACAAATTCATTTGCGTATAATGAAACTGGAGAAGCTGGTATATTCCCAAGATCTATCACACCTCTACTAGGTGACAGATCAGACAAGATTGCAACTACAGAATACGTCCTTAACCTAGCAACGAATGACGTTGGTGGTCGTATCTATGTGTCACAGCAGATTGGTTCTGACCTTAACGATGGTCGTTCTGCTGTAAACCCAGTAAGAACTATTAAAAGAGCAGCACAGTTAGCGTGGGCAACACCTGGCGTTAAAGAAACACTTATCGTATCTGGTGGTGACTATGTAGAAGACAACCCAATCTCTCTACCTCCAGATTGTTCAGTTGTTGGTGACAACCTCCGTCTTGTTATCATTCGTCCTGCTAATCCAAAGAAACATATCTTTAAATTTGGTGATAAGAACTACGTTATTGGTGTTACTTACAGAGACCAAGTTGACTCAATTGGCGACGCAGTGGCTACTTGGGACTTTGCTATGGTCTTTGACGATAAGCAAAGAATTTGTATTGACAATGAAGTTAACGGAGACTTTGGAGTTAACTTCCCTATTGGTCATCAAATTTTCGGACCTGATCAATTCCGTGTTAGTTTTCAGGAGAACACTGGTTTATCAGCTCTGGTTTCAGGACTAGAAGTAGTTGGTATCAACACTGGTGCTAGAGCAAAACTAATTGATGTTACATTTAATCAAACTACAGGTGTTGATGCATTCCTGACTGGTACTGTAGATGTTACACTAACCAGTGGTTCTTTCCTAGAAGGTGAGAGATTTAATTATCTTGTTAGTGGTACACAAGGAGCTTCAATTGCACTAACAGTTACTGCTACAGTTGGACAAAATATTTTTAGAACTACTACAGATCCTGATACACTAATTCCACCTGGCACATATATCTACCTTGATGACACTGATGACAGTAGTTTTACACAAGGTTTCTATGAAGTAAAAGCGATTAACGATGATAACTCACCAACATACTGGGACGTAGAAGTTGTACCAATTTTAAATTCACCTGGTTGGGATACAACAGTAACAGAAAGTATTGATGTTTTTGCTGCTAATATTACAGTCAATAGTTTTGATACTACATCTCTAAAATCAATCAGAGCTGAGGGTGAGGTTGTATCTTTTGATGAGGATATTACATCAACTGTTCCTATTCAAAGACTTGACTTCTCTCTACAAGGAGATCCAAGTATTGCTACTGGTGGTTTCCAGAATGCACAGTTTGGTAACGCAGAAGATTTAGGTGGTATTGTATTCTATACCAATGAACTAGTTGGTAGAAGTAATATTCACGACTTTAAAGAAGGACAAGAAATTTTAATTGAGGGACTACCCACCTCATCTCCAGACTTATCCGTCCTTATGGGTAAGCAAAGAATTTATAAGGTTTTAGAAGATGCTGATGGACGTTCTAGAAGATTTGTTATTCCTAAAAAGATACCATCAATCACAACTGCCAACCTTGATCCTGGCACAGTAGCCACTGCAAAGTCTTTCTCTAAGTCTGTTACTCTATCCCTACTCAACTCTCCAAACACATTCCCTCTATCTACTCCTGTAGAAAGAAGATTCCAAGATGCCTGTGTATTCTTACGCAACAATAGAGAGTTTATTGCTGATGAAGTTGTAGGACAAATTAACGAAGAGTTTAAAACAGATCACTTCCGTGTATATGATGTTAGTGGAACTGACTTTAAAATTTACTTAGGAACCACACCAACATCAAACAACTATGTTAGCGGTGGTACAGTAACATTTGGTGGAACTGCATATAACATTACAGGATTTACTTATGATAACATCATAACTGGTGAGGCAACTGTAACCACTGGATCAGCTATTCCTGGTCTTGCTGAAGATAATATTGTAAAACTTGCAGACATTCTTATCTCATGTGAAGCTGGCAATAAGATTTATCCAGCATATAGTTCTCCAACATCAGGTAGTAACACTGGAGGTGATGGTGATGAGCAATGTCGTCAGGACGTTATCCACTTTGTCAATGCTCTTGTAAGAGACCTTGAATTTGGATCTAACCATAACATCATTGATGCAGCGAAAAAATATATTGTTAATGATAGAATTGCATACATTGAGGATGAAATTGTACAGAACATTCGTGCAGTAGAATATGCACGTAGACTATGCGTTCTTGCAATGAGAAATTGGAGAATGGAAGATGGAACTACTAATGATCCTATCTACACTCCAAGATACTCTTCTGTACCAAGATACTTTGATGACACTGTAATTACAACAACTGCTGGAACTCCTGCTTGTGCTGATGTAAAGGCTGCCATTGATACTCTAGCATTCCTTTGGGGAGATGTAATTACTAACAATTCATCAGGAACATACTTAGATGGTGCATATCTAATTGCTAGAAACGCAGACTTGATTGCTGATCAGGCATTCCAAGATACTCTAACAGCATTTCCTGAGATTGCATATACAAATATTAACGAGAGAAAATGTCCTAGAGATACAAAATTAATTTTAAAAGCTCTTGTAAAAGATTTAGTTCTTGGTGGTAACAGTGGTATTGTTGACGCTGCTGAGTCTTACTTCAGTGGTAGCACTCTAACTGGTGTATCAGTATCAGAGATTCCTTATGTTCGTTATGCATATACCAGAGCTAGATTGTATGCTAAGTACGCATCTAAGAACTGGTCTGCAACTGGTTCTACTGGTGGAACTGGTGGAAATCACCTTTGGGCAGGTGGCACAGCCACTAACGCAGTCCAAGCAGGTGGTGACTACACTCACACATACGTAGGTGGAACTGGATATTTTGTTACAAGTAATGCTGGTTCTCTACCCAACCCAGTTACTGATGTTGTATACACTCCATCAACAGGTGATATGGTTATCAGCACTGCTGGACATGGATTAACTACATCAAATACAATTAATATTGCTAATGGTGCGCTAGCCTTTACCTGCACAATGGATGGTAATACATCCACCAAGACATATCCTAGAGCAACTGACCCTGCATCTGGACAAGCACTAGCAATTACTGCAGTAACCACAGATACCCTTACTATAAACGTAGGTGCGTCACCTATCGTAAATTATAATGTTACTAATGCAACTTATAATTCAGCTACAGGTGATTTAGTAATGACTATTGGTAATCACTCATTACCAGTAAATACAAGTATTCAAATTGCTCCTAACTCATTAACATTCACTTGTGACAAAGATGGCAATGCATCTCAGCACACATATCCAAGAGTAACTGACCCTGCATATAATACTGCTATCAATATTGATGCAGCAACCTCAACAACTATCACTGTCAACGTTGGTGTATCACCAACCACTAGTGGTGTTGTAACTCGTACAATTTCTGACGCAACTTATACTCCTACATCTGGTTTACTATCTATTTCAATGCCTGCCTCTAGTATTCCTACAGGCTTTGGACAAAATGCTACATCTAGAGTTGCATTCCAGTTAGGTGGTATTGTATTCAGTTGTGCTTACAGTGGTGGTGGTAATGATGAAAGTCCTAAACTCTTTGATCAGAATGTAGGACAATCGTTTGAGGTTTTAAGTTATAACGAATCAGTTGGTGTTGCGACATTTACAATGAATGTAGGTGTTGCGGGAAGTAACACTGATCCACATACATTTGTAAGTGGTAGTGCAATTCTTATCACTGACTACGTTGCAATGTCTTCTGGAATTCCTAAGTTTGAGGATTGGAGTATTTTAATTGACGATGGAAATGGATCTACATGTAGTAACGTAGATTCTTCTATCAATACATCATTTGATTTACTTGATGATATTCTTAAGTATTCTGTAGATCCCTCCAACGGAACAGAACCTGGCTCTACAACTAAGACATATGGAACTCTGTATGATACTGCTGATATCATTACATATCCAAACAACTTCATCTATGATCAGAACAATGTCAAAATGGCAATTCGTGCTGATTATGATGACTATCCAATTATTGAAGCATCTCCATATACACAGAACTCATCTGTTATCTCCTTCTTAGGTGGTAGCGGTGCTCTAGTTGATGGATCTAAAGTTAAACAACCTAACTGCCCATTTCCTGGCCTTGAACTAGATGGAACTGCATCCTTCCCTAATCAGGGTAAGTCAATGGTTGCATCTGCATTCACGATTGTCTCCTTTGGTGGTACAGGTTATAAAATTATCAACGATGGTTACACACAGTTGGTTTCTGTGTTCGTTATCTTCTGTGCTGATGGTGTTCTTGCTGAGTCTGGTGGTTATGCATCTATCACCAACTCTGCTACAAACTTCGGTATCTACGCTCTCCGTGGTATTGGATATAGAGCAGAGTGCTATAGCTTTGACGTTGGTACAATTAGTAACGTATCTTCTACTCCAACTGGTAGAACTATCTTAACAGTTACTGGATTAGGAAGAGAACCACTAGAGCATTACGTTGTTAAAGTTGATGGATTTAGAAATACAAATGAAGATATTGAATTCTTCGTTGACGCTGTAGATGGCGTTACTGTTGGTCCTCCTTTCTCTGCACAGTTAACTCTTGATAACGGAACTGGAGATGCCTTAAATTTAACAAATACTACTACTGGTAATGTTGTCTCTCCTGGCACTCTTACTGGTGAGACAATTAAGTTACATAGACCATCTATTGTTAACTCCTCATCACACACTTGGGAATTTGCTGGATCAGGTACAAACTACCTAGCACTACCTGAGAACGGTGGTACTAAGACAGAAGCATTTGAACAGGTATCTGAACAGTATGGTCGTGTATATGTTTCTGGTACTGACGAACTTGGTGACTTCAAGGTTGGTACATTCGCTAGAATTGAGAACAGAACTGGTGCGATTACCTTTACTGGTACGGTTACAATTTCTGAAGTTGAATTCTTGAAGTTGAAAGGTGGTGACGTTGTTGTTACTGGTTTTGATGCATCTAACACATTGGGTGGTGCTAACTCTAGTGACTCTAAGCTACCAACTCAAAAGGCAGTTAAGGATTACATCACAAATAATCTAGGTCCTTACATCAACAAACCGTTCTCTACAAATGCTATTCCAAGAAACCTTGTAGAACTTACTGACTCTGGTAAGATTTCTGTTGATCAGATTCCTGCACTAAGACCATTTGAAGTCTTTACAGTTGCTAACCAAACAGAAAGACTAGCATTGGAAGGAGCACTTGCTGGTGATATCGCGATTGAGCAAGATACTTCTACATCATTCATTCTAAACAATGATTTAGATAGTCAATTCCTAGCATTTGGTGTAGATACAACAGTACAATTTACCATTGGTGACATCTTCACTGGTAGCATCACTGGTGGTCGTTTACAAGCAACTGAATATAGACAAGGTGTTGTATTCCAAATCAATATTACACAAGGTGGATCTGGATATGCAACTCCACCAACTGTAACTCTGACTGGTGGTACTCCTCAAGCTGGATCTATTGAAGCAAAAGCAGAAGCTATTATTGCTAATGGTGAGGTTGTTGCAATTGATCTTATTGTATTCAATGGATTCAAAGGTGGTAAAGGATATACTGTTCCACCAACTGTTAACATCGCTGCTCCTGCAGGATCTGGTGTTGCTGCAACCGCTACATCACTTATTGAAAGCAGACTTTATGGAGATATTGTTAATAGAATTAAATTAGAAGATAATGATTTCATTGAAAGTAGTGATATTCCTGCAGTTGATATTGATGTTACTAGAGTTGTTAACACATCATCTTCTAACTCTCTCAACTGGGTATCTCTATCATCTAACCAGATTGCTGCAAACCAGATTGTATCTGGTATTATTGAGACAGATAGACTTGCATCTGGTGGTGCTGCAAACTCCTTTACATTCTTACGTGGTGACCAAAACTTTGCACTAGCAGTTCAGTCAATTAAAGGTTCTGAAAGAAGATATTTTGCAAAACTAACTTCCACATGTAATAGTGGTTCTAGTGAGATGGTGTTCGCTACACTATCTGATGCACTTGTAGGACATGAAGTTAAGAACAACGTATCTGGTGTACAACCAAATACAAACATCACTGGTGTTCTTACTACTGGTGGTTCAACCACAGTTGGATTAAACAATCCAGTTGTTTCAACAATTCCTGCTGGAACTGTTATTGAATTTGAGCGTGGCGAATCGCCAATGATCTTTGAGTCTACTTACACTCAAGGTAACTTTGTTGATGATCTTATTATCTCTAACGGTGGTACTGGATTCACTAACGGTCAATACTTTGACTTAGATGTTATTGGTGGAACAGGAACTGACGCTAAGATGAACGTCATCATTTCTGGTGGTACTATCACAGAGATTACTGTGACTGATGGTGGTTCTGGTTATAGTGCAGACTTTACAATGACGGTTCCACCCACAGAAATTGGTGGTGGATCTGGTCTAGTCTTACTTGCTAAGATTAGCACAGTAAACAGACAGTATGCAAACGTAGCTCTAGACGTTCAGAGAGTATCTGATCTTACAATTTCTTCTGATCTATTCGGAACTATTGGTGTTGCAAGATTTAAGAAGTCTCAATTCCTTGTTGGACAATCAGGTAATGGTTCTGTTGAACTAGATGTTGGTGCAGATTCAGGTCTTGATGCTGACCTTCTAGACGGACAGCAAGGTGTTTACTATACCAACGCTACTAACTTATTCTCAGGAACAGTTCCAGAAGATAGATTGAGTGGTTCATATCCTATTGATGTTTCTGGTTCTTCTGGTAATACACTTAAACTTTCAACTGGTACTAACAACCCAACTTCTAACCCATCTCCTGATAACTTCTCTGGAGGTGTTGTTTCTAACACTATCAACAACTCAGCAAACGGTTTGGCAGATGGTGGAACCAAAAATATGGTTCTTACATTCAGAGCTGGTGGTACTAGTTTTGATGCATCATTTGGTGGTGTAAGACAACTTGCATTCACAGATAACGATAACATGTATCTTCGTGGATCTGGAACAGGTGTTACAACCTTTGGATCTTGGGCGAAGATTTGGTCATCATTAAATGACGGTATTGGATCTGAATTAGACGCTGACAGACTTGATAATAAGCAAGGTTACTGGTATCAGAATGCTCTAAACATTAATGAAGGAACTCTATCTAATAATAGACTTCCAGAATTTATGTCATCTAAGATCATCCAAGATGACTTGACAATTAAATCATTTAATGGAGATCCTAAATTTAGAATTTATATTTCTGGTTTAATCTTAAACACAACACCATTTACACCTGGCTCTAATGTCAACCTATATGATGCAAATGGACAAGGTACAGGTACTATCGCTATTGACAATATTATTGTTAATAATGATCCAGATAATACTAATGATTTTACAATCATTATTGGTAGATTAACCACTGGTAATTTTGTTGGTGCTGAAACAATTGGTTCTGCTTCAGATAGAAAAGAATTCCAAGACTTTACTATTGAAGATGGTAACACTATTCAAGTTGCTAAGTTAGAGAGTGATGGTGGTACTGCAAACTTAAGATTAGGTAGAAAAGATAGTATTGCATCCTCACCTGGCGTTTACTTTAACTCATCTGTTTCTCCAGCTAACTACAACGTAGGTTTAGTTGCAACAGGTGGTAATGCTACTGATGGTTCTGGTACTCTAAACTGTCTAGTTGCAAACGCTGATGGATTTAACGTTAATGGTAACGTTGTTTGGAACGCAGGTAATATTGAATTCCAAACTACAAACGTTGCAGATACTGCTGTTAAGCGTGATGCGTCTGGTAATTTTGCTGCTGGCACAATCACAGCAAACCTAACTGGTTCTGCTTCTCTTAACGTTCTTAAGGCTGGCGATAGCATGTCTGGATCGTTGAGCATTACTGGTACTGGATCTACGTTGACTGTTTCTGGTGACGCTTCATTCTCAAGTAAAGCGACTGTCACAGATGACTTTACAGTAGATACTGATACTCTATTCGTTGACGCATCTAACGATAACGTTGGTATCAATGCTGGTACAACACTTACTGCTGGTCTATCACTTGACATTAAGGGTGGATCTGAAGCTGCACTAAGACTTCAAGGAACTAGAGGAATCCATCATCTATACCTTGATTCTAGAAATGATTATAAGGATGACGCATCCAATGTTTGGATTTGGGTAAGTGATGGTGATAATGGTGGTGCTTTCTCAGGAGAAGGTGGACACCTAGTTCTTAATGGTAGAGCACAAGATAGAGATATTGTTCTAAGAACCAACTCTTCTAACAAACTAACCGTTCAAGGTGATGGCGGTCTTAAGATTGAGAATAGTGGAACAAATTACGCTATTGATGCCGATAAGAAAGTTATATTCAGAGAAGGTGTTGTTCTTGACAGTGGTAATGATAACTCTGGTACATTCATTGAAATGTTTGGTGCTGCCAACTATAGAAGCTTTAGAATTAGTCAGCAGACAACAGGTAATCATCTGTTTGCAATTCAATCATCTGGTAGTAATGGTAATAACAACTGGAACTCAACTCCTGCATTCCAAATCAAAGGAGATGTCAATGCAGTTGCAATTAACACAACAGCACATTCAGGAACTGATCCTACAAACAACACTGTTAGATCTTACAAACTTAATGTTCAAGGTGATGTTAACTTCAATGGTCAACTCTTCCAAGACAATCAAGAGTTTGTTACTTCTAGATGGACAGAAGCTTCTAACACAGCTGACATCTACAGATTGTCTAAAGTTGGTATCAACAGAGCAGATCCTTCATACACATTAGATGTTGGTGGTGAAGCAAACATCAGAGGAATTACTCGCGTTGAAGGTGACGCACAATACCTAGATAGCTACGGTGTTGTTAAGAGAAACAGAAATAGTATTGCTGAGAATCTTACAATCGGTGGTGCAGACAACGCTGCATCATATGGTCCTATCACAATTGCAAGTGGATATACTGTCACCATCAGTTCTGGTGGTGTATGGAATATCCTATAAATAACACTATAGGAGACTTATGCTATGCCTTTTATTCCTGCAAAACTAACAGTTGGGCGTGCCAACCCAAGTGTTTCAGTAGACCTTCCTATTCATCCTAGGGATGGAATGCCAAGAGCAGAAGAAGGAGCAATCTGCTGGGAGCCAGACGCAAAGAGAATTTATGTTTATGCTCCTAATAATGATGGCGAACTTATTTGGCAAGAAACACAGAGACAATAAAAAACTATGTCTACATTAAATGCTGGAACCCTTAATATTACAGGGACACTTCAACTACCATCATATACTAACTCTCAGAGAAATGCATTATCTGCCAGTGCTGGTATGATGATTTACAACTCTGAAGAGGGTGGTGTTGAAGTGTATGATGGAACAGAATGGAAAGCTGCTGTTGGTGCAGGTGGTGGATTTATTGTAGCATCTGGAGGAGCAATTCAAAACGATGGTGACTTCCGTGTTCATACTTTCAACAGTGCATCAGCTTTTGTTGTAACAGAGGTTGGAGATTCAACTCAACCTTTTGGTAACACAGTTGATTACCTTATCGTCGCAGGCGGTGGCGGTGGCGGTGGATTTGCTTCGGGAGACTTTAACAACTTTGGTTCTGGCGGAGGCGGTGGAGCTGGTGGTGTTTTAAAAACTGATGGTTTCAATTACGCTGTATCTGCTGGTTCATACTCAATCTCTGTTGGTGGTGGAGGAAATGGAGGAACTGGTAACTCTGCTGGATCACCTGGTGGAAATAGTTCACTAGGAACACAAACTGCTATTGGTGGCGGTGGAGGTGGTCAACAGGATAAACCTGGTCAATCAGGTGGTTCTGGTGGCGGTAATGGTACTGACGGAGCAGGTGAAGGACCTGGTGGATCAGGAACATCTGGTCAAGGATATCCTGGCGGCTATGGTGCTAACCAACAGAATGGTACTTCTGGTGGTGGTGGCGGTGCTAGTGAAGCAGGACAGAATGGTTATAATAGACCTAACTCAGGACCTGCAAGAGGTGGCAACGGATATACCACAGCAATCTCTGGAGCTCCTGTTACATATGGAGGAGGCGGTGGTGGTGCAAACTATCCTGGCGGTCCTCATAACCCTAACGGTGGATCTGGTGGTGGTGGAGTAGGTGCTCTATCTCCTACTGCTAACGGAAATCCTGGCACAGGTGGTCTTGGAGGAGGTGGCGGTGGTGCTGCTGACCAAGATCCTCGTAACTATCCAGAGCCCAAAGGTGGCAATGGTGGTGGCGGTATCGTAATTGTCAAGTATAAATTCCAGTAAAATCATGGCACATTTCGCAAAAATAGATAGAGTAGGAACTGTTGTAGACGTTATCGTCGTGGACGATGCAGTTCTCCAAGATGAAGAAGGTAAAGAAGTAGAACAGAAAGGAATTGATTTCCTCTCTGAACTATTTGGTGGAGCACCTCAATGGGATTGGAGACAAACCTCATATAATGCATGTAAAGGACATCATAGATTTCAACCTGAACCAACTAGTCATGGTGATTACGTTGAACCTGTGTTTGATGAAAAACCTTGTATGAGAAAAAATTATGCTGCCGTTGGTGGTAAGTATGATTATGAAAGAGATGCTTTTATTCCACCAAGACATAATGCAACTCACGTTATCTTAGATGAAGAGGCATGTCACTGGGAGTGTCCATATCAAGCTAACCAAACTACTGACAATAAAGGAATAGAACTTGCATATAAAGATGAATCTGAGTATACTGTAAATGCACAAAGAAATCCTAAGGGTTGGATCTGGGACGAAGAGAAGAAAACGTATCAACAAGTCCTAGCTTTTGAAGAACAACGTGTGAACTACGTGTACGACAACCAACAACATATGTGGGTTAAACAGTATTTTTAAATAACATTATGATTTCATTATGGTTTCCAAAAGCGATTTATTTTCAACCAAATATTTTAAATAACAAACTAGGCACCTATGAGGAACAAATCAAAGGTGCCTTTTCTAGTATTGGAACTTGTCGCGAAAGATTAAAGAATGTAGATTCTACACATAGACTAGAGAAAAATATTTTTGATGTAGCAGAACTAGATGGTCTTGTAGATGAATTTTATAAACATGCAAATTTATATCTAGATGCTCTAGGTTATAAGAAGAGAGAGTCATTACATATTCAAAATTGTTGGGCAAACATTAGTTATCCTGGCGACTATCTTTTTCCACACAACCATGGTGGATCTGTGATAGCAGGAGTTTACTATGTGAAATGTGGTATTCATGAAAAGATAAAATTTTTTAATACTCCTACGATGCTTCCTGATCCAGATGAGTGGAATGAAAGAAACCATCAACATTGTGAATACTCATGTTTACCTGGCTCGCTTTTATTGTTTACAAGTGATATAATGCACGGTACAGAGAAGCAAGACTGCGAAGAAAAGATTGCTATTTCATTTAACATGTCATTATGAATGAGTTTAGTGTTCCACAACAATCACCTAACTTCATTGCTGGATGGTACATCAGTGAAGAAGTTTGTGATGGATTAATTTCTTTCTTTGAAGAATCAGATAAGAAAAAACCTGGCGCTATTGGTCAAGGTGTAAATCCAGATTTTAAAATATCAACTGATGTTACAGTTGTTCCTAGAAATATTGATAGTAGAATACAAGATTATCTCAAAGAGTTGAATACTGTATGTGATCAATATATTCTTAAATATCCATGGTGTTCTACCAATCAAGATATTTGGGGATTGAATACTAATTTCAATATCCAGAAATATAATCCTAGCGAAGCTTTCTTTGGGTGGCACACGGAGAGATCTACTATGTCTGATCTAGTTGCAACGAGACATCTTGTATTCATGACATATCTAAACACAGTAACTGATGGTGGAGAAACAGAGTGGTTTCATCAACAGATTAAAATACAACCAAGGAAAGGATTGACAGTCATGTGGCCAGTAGACTGGACTCATGTTCATCGTGGTGTGCCTTCCAAGACCGAAACTAAATATATTACAACGGGATGGTATACTTATAAGATCCCTAACTTTGACTATACTCAATATAATGGAGCCTGATGAATCTTAATTATAACTATTGGTATTTTCAGAATGCCTTTACTCCAGAACAATGCGACCGCATCATCAAGATGGGTATGCAAGAGAATTTTGAACTTGGTGACATTAATAGAGAAAATACAGGAGTAGTAAAAGACGAGGAGAAAGAGAATTTATTTAAGACAAGGAACTCTCACATCTCATGGATAGATCAACCTTGGATTTATAATATTCTAAAAAAATATATTGATGCTGCTAATGTAGGTGCAGGATGGAATTTTCAGTGGGATTGGACAGAGATGTTGCAGTTCACAAAATATGATGTTGGTCAGTTCTATGATTGGCATCCAGATCAACATCATTATGTTTATCCAGCAGATGACACTAACGTAAATATGAGAGGAAAGTATAGAAAACTTTCTACAACATTATTACTAAATGATCCATCTGAGTTTAAAGGTGGAGAACTTGAGTTTCATTTCAATAGAACAGAAACTAAGGTTGCTGAAGAACTATCAACTAGAGGGACACTAGTAGTGTTTCCTGCATTTGTATATCATAGAGTTCGTGAAGTTACAGAAGGAACTAGATACTCTCTTGTTAGTTGGAGCATTGGAGCACCATTCAAATGATTCATATTTCACACATTGATCTAAGTGATGATTTTGTAGAAAGGATAATTAATTTTTTTAAAGACAATATCCTAAAAACATATACATGGGATGAGACCAGAGTTCTTAGTATGGACAAAGGAGGAATTGGTAAATACAATTTACCAGAAACATACTATGAAATTCTTAGCCTTGCTAAAGATGTAAAGAGTAAGGTAACTGACAAAGAGTTTTCTGTTCTACAGAATGTTGAAATAGTAAAGTATCCATGTGGTGCTTGTAAAGTATTTCATAAAGATAGAACAAGGAAAACCACAACAGGAGCTTCAATAACATATTTGAATGACAACTACATTGGTGGTCATACTGTTATTGAAGGAGTAGATGTTCAACCTCTTTCTGGAAGAACAGTTTACTTTGATGGAATGGAATTTCGTCACGGTGTATCAAATGTAATTAAAAGAGATAGATACACTCTTTCTATGTGGTATGGATTAGATACCACAATGCCTTTAAACAACGATTTTTTGGAGATTTAAAATGGAAATTATTGACAATTACTTAGCACCTGATCTATTCAATATTGTTCAAAATACTATTCTGCTTTCTCAGAATACACCTTGGTTTATGAATACTGATGTCTCTGGTCATGGAGTAGAAAAGCATCCATACTTTACTCACCTTATGCATCATGATCATAGAGCAAATAGTAATCACTTTGATCAATGCATTGTTCCTATTTTATTCATGTTTAATGCAAAAGCATTGTTACGTGTTAAGGTAAATTTGTATCCTAGAACAGAGACTCTATATCATTATCACGACCATTACGATTATGATTTTGAACATAAGGCAGCAATTCTTTATCTGAATACTAATGATGGATATACAGTTATCGGTGATGAGAAAGTAGAATCTATTGCAAATCGTTTGCTAAGGTTTGATGCTACTAAAATGCATCACAGCACTACATGTACAGATCAACAGTACAGAGCCAACATTAATTTTAATTATTTCTAATGGCAAGTCAACTGTTGAATATTAGGAACAGTTATAAGTTTCCTGAATACATTGATGTACAAAACATACCTGATACCAGAAGCATAGAGTATGGAATTAAAAAAGTATTGTGTGAGGAGTTTGGTATTGTAGGAGAGGTTGACTGTATAGAAAAAATATCTGATAATAAGATATCATCTAATGGAAAATTTACATCTGTAGTTTGTTTAGATACTGGAGATTTACATCTGTATGCTCTGGATGTAGAAAACAAAGAAGTAGGTTTTGAATTAATTCCAAAGGTGATGTATTTTTCTGATGCTATTGTATACAGATGGAAAAACATACAGGAGATTGATAATGTCAAATTTGACTTTTACTAAAGTTGCTGATCTACCTGTTGCTCACATTCAAAATTTTTACTCACCAGATGAGTTAGAAAAAATAATGAATGAACTAGAATATCTGTATAGCATTGACAGATATAAAGGTGCAGAAGAAAAGGGAGGACCAGGTACTGCATATGAAGATGGTGTAGCACTCAAGGTAGGAAAAGGTCTCCATCTAAATGTTGTGTATGATGATGTTAATCAATCTGATATACTAAGTATCAATAGAAAATTATTTAATAAAAATTTGATGGATGATTTGATGAGTAAGCATCCATTCTTTCGTTATCTGTGGAGATCAAATAGAGACGAAACTAAAATCCATTATTTTGAAAATGGAGATCACTACAGACCACATACAGATGATTGTGTAATCACGGCTATTACTTGGTTTTATAAAGAACCAAAGATGTTTACTGGTGGTGATTTGATTATTGAAAAAGCAATCAAAATACCATGTCTAAATAATTCTACGGTAATATTTCCTTCAATTTTATATCATGAAGTGACACCTGTTATTATGGAAAATCTTTCAGGACTTGGAAGATATTCAATGAGTCAATTTTTGTATATGTAATCATGAGTCAAGTAATTCAATTTGAAAACGAAGAACCGAAAACTATTTTTGCTCCCGTATACAAGTTCTATGTGTATGAAGGAGAAGTAAATGTAAAAGATATTAGAGACACTATCCTTGCAAAAGAGGAAGAGATTATTAATGCTCATTCATATGAGAGTGATTGGAATACAGGTCTAGGTAAAGATAGCATGACATCTAGATCAAGTAGCTATAACTTATTGGAGTGGGAAGAAGCAGATCATATTAAAGATATTATTAGAAACTCACATGATAATCTAATCACAACATTAGATCCAAACATGTGGGAAGATAAAATCTATGTACAATGTTGGGCAAATGTTTTAAGAAAAGGACAGAAAATTAAACAACATCAACACTGGAATAGTAATTACACATATCTCGGTGGACATATTTGTCTAGATGATTATGACACTCATACTTACTATGTAAATCCATATTCCAGAAAAACATTTGATACAAAAAATGTAAAAGGAAAGGTGTATCTATTTCCTAATTGGTTAGAGCACTACACTGATACCTACGACGGTGATGATGTTCGTGTTACAATTGCATTTGATATCATTACACAAACTGTGTATGACGAAGATATTTTTGATAACAAGAAAGATCATTGGGTACAGTTATGAATGTCAAACAAATTGAAGAGGCTATCAATTGGGTGACTAGGGATACTCCCATTATGTTTG